GGCAGTCGTGACACGGGCCACGCCGCCGTCAACGTCCTGAGTCGTAATGGCCGAGGTCCCCGATCCCCCTGAAATCGCAGTCAGGGTGTAATTCGCGGCAATCGGCAGCTTGTCGAAGTCATCGAAAATAATGTGGTATTTGGTGGGGTCGAGCATCCCGAATTCATAAAGGGGATTGCCCGAAACGACGTTGGAAACGCCATTGGTAAAATGTGTAGGCATTGAACAGTTCTCCTATTGGCTAAACCAGAACCAGCATGAGGCTGGCTCCATTCAAATGCCCCGGAAGTTTACTGATAAATATTTGTGATGGCTACCCTAAATATTCGTTGGACAATGTTTGTTCGTCGTGTGTACGGGAAAAATGCGAATAAAAAAATGGGGTGGCCTTACCGAAGTATGACCACCCCGATGGGGATAAACCCCAGGGAGGATTTTTTACGACGATCCAGGCGATCCGAAGAGGCCAAGATAGTCTGAGACGCCGAACGAATACCGTTCGCGGGCTTTGTACCTCACGTTCCCGCTGTCGAAATCTCCATCCATCGACGTGGAGAGTGCGACACGGTTGAAATACTTCAGACCGTTTGGAACGTCTGTCTTCAAAAACCACGCATTTACGTCGGTTAAATAGTGGTTGACGGAGTACCCATCCCGGATGGTGCTATTGTGAACGATGGCGTTCACGTCGTTGTCAGCAACGCCGGTACGGTATTGTGACTCCAAGATGCGCGTGGCAACAAACTGCAAGTTGGTCGGGATGATCAACTTGACGGGCTGGGCCGCAACCAACAGACCACGTTCGTCGGTCCAGTTGGAAATCTGAATGGCGGCGTCCTCAAGGGACGTTTCGTTCAGATCAGTGGCAGTCGCCGGGCGGTTGGAGAGGTCCGCGCCCTGCACGATGCTGTGCGAGGTCGAGAACAACTGATCGCCATCACCAGAGAGATAGCCGGTAGTCGCGGTGAAACCGTCGTTAAACGGAACCATCGCCTTGACTTCCTTGGTGTAAGACATGGCGCGAGCCAACGCCTTGGTATACCGCGAAGACAGGCTATCGTACAGATTGTCTTCCATCGCTTCCTCTGTGATGGAAAAGCCCATCGCAATAGTTTCGTGGTCGTACCGTTGGGTGAAACTCTCCTGCGCGGTGTCGTAGGCAATCGGTGAACCTTCATTCTTCACCGGAGCCGCCCCGAACCCGGACAGTTTCGTCTCCTCTTCAAACGAACGCTCGGAACTTTCGCTGTCGTAGACTTCCATGTGTTCGTCATCGTACTTGTCGTACTCAAGGCCAAACAGGGCGTTCAAACCCGGCAGGAGTTCCTTGAGTAATTGCGCTCTTGAAATTGCAGCCATTGCTCAATCCTCCTTATGTGCCAAGAGCAAGATCGTACTGATGGATATCGGCGTTCCAGACGACAAGCATGTCGGTGTATGCGTCTCCAACAGCAGAGAATGGACCATCCACGAACGCAATTGTGCGCCACGGGAATGAACCGGTGGTAGCAATACCAGATTGGTCGAGAGCCAGGATTGACTTGCCAATGTTGGTGTTGCCAGCGGCGTAGGTGATGATCTCACTGTTCAGGCCAAGAGTGGCCTGGGCGTGAGTACCATCGGATTGTGCCTGAAAGATTTGTCGCGGATCGTCAGCGACATGGGCCAAGATGTCCGTTGCCGACGTGGAAGCAGTCCACATCTGGGCGAACATCTTGTAGTTCAGGGTCGGGTCGGTGAAGTTACAACCTTGAAAAATCCCAATGGGACGTGTCGAGGTTGCGGCGCTGTCGAGTTCAATTGTCCCGGCGGCGACAAGTTCAACGACATCTCCAAAAAATATGGAACTGGCGTATGAATTCGTCATCTTGAGTTGCCTGAAGGACCCGCCTTCATAACCACCCATACGATTTACCGGAACGAACCCGTAAGGGGCAGCAGTTGCAGCCATCTTACTATTCCTTTCGCAAATTAAGGGGTCATTTACGACCCCGACCAACGCCGAACGTAGTCTCCGAACGATGCTCCGTCTCAAGAAGGGGCATCCTTGGATCGTTCTCGCGCATGTAATTTTGATCCACGCTTGCCTGTTGGTCCTTGGACTTGCTGCTATAGTATTTGTTGCGCTGTTGCATCAGTTCTTCAGAGCATTTACACAACATCAGACCACCGATAACGATGTTATTTTCAAACTCCGTCTCGGCGTCGGACATGATCATCAATTCAGGATGATCTTCCGCAAGGCAAGGCTCCCAGCCCTCGCGATACCTCATGGACACATTCCGATTATCAGTCTCTCCAAACATGGAAGTCCTGATCCAACGGAACACATAGCCGTCTTGAGGCGTGGGGTCTGGAAGATTCGACGGGGGACGATAGTGTGTCTCCCGATCTTCGGTTTCGCGTGTCTCGGTGTCTCGCTCTTTTGGAGCGGTGCGCTTTGCTTTAGCCATTCAACTGTTCCTTTGCAACTTGAGCGGCATACTGCTTGTTGGTCAACCCAAGGCGCTTTGCGAGAGAGACTTGGGTGGTGGTTAGCTGCACTTTGCGCGGGGGTTTACCGCCCCGTGACGGCCCACCCACAGGGGGTAGTCTCTTTCCAGAGGTCACAGCGGGGGTCGATGCCCCGTTACCACCTTTTTGCCCACTGGAAAATTTATAATCAGGGAATACGGTACGCATTCCCTCATCAATCTTGATATAATATTCTTCATGAAGACGGGGATCAAAGCCTTGTTGTATTAATTTTTTGATGAAGTCCGACTGCGTAACCAGTCATATCTTCTCTACCCGCTTCCTGATACCAAGGATTTAACTTCAACCACTCCATCGCACGAACATCAGGAGTACCTGTATCTTGCGTTGGTTGCGCCTGTGGTTGTTGAAACTGTTGTTGCTGTTGACGGCCACGCTGGAAGGCTTCAGCATCCGCCAGCGCCTTAACACGTTCTGCGTGGAGACGGGAAAGGTCTTCTTGCGCTGCTAAAAGTTCATCCGTCTCTCCACCATCATAAGCCTCCTTGAACTTTTGTCTGGCTGCTTCCAGTTCAGCATCACTCCGCGCACCATATTGCTCAATCAACACAGCATTGGAATTATCGAGGCCCTGTTTGAGCGCAGAATTGTCACCAACTACCCGTTCAGCATATTTAACCGCTTCTTCACTTTGGCGGAGTGCGCCCTCCTTGGCGCGTCTTTCTTCATGGTATTCGTATTTGAGGGCTTTAATGCGCTGTTGTGCGGCGGTGGAGTAATTCTTGATTTCCTCCTCAAACTCCTCACTGTCCGGGTCCACCCGGTCAGCGGCGGGACGCGCCATCTGGCGATCCTCTTCAGGAGTGTCGTCAAGAACCTCTATTTCCAGTTCATCGTCATCGTCGTTAGGTTCTGGCATGGCTTGGGGTTCTTCAAATTCTTGTTTTACGGCTTTAGCCATCACGCTCTTGAATAACCTCGCGGGTCCTCAACGACAGCCTGAACCGTGTCATCATTGATGATACGGAACTCTTTGCCGTAAATGTTGAAACGAACCCCCTTATACGCCCCGGTCAAAACAAAATCTCCCTCCTTGCACCACGGCTCCGCATCTTCACCGAACCTGTCGGCGTCCTTATAGCATGAATCACCCATTTTTAGAACCAGCCCGATAACCGTCGAAGTTTGTTCGATATGTTTGGTGATGTCCGCTTTGATGATGCCGCCGACAGTCGTTTCCTCAACCTCCGGGATGGTAATAAGAATTCGCCACCCTCTCGGCTCTGGAAGTTGAGTAGCTTTCTGCATATCGAACCCAGTTAATTCGGGCCGCTTAATTTCTTCGATTTTAGTTGTTACTTGGTTCATGTATCCTGTTCTTCTGCTTTTTCTGACTCTTCTGCAATATCTAAAAGAAGTCTTTCCGCTATTGCCAAACCTTCGACCTTGCCAGACTGCTTGGCATATTCCATTCCAACGTCAGCCGCGCTCCCAACTGATAAGCATCCACCTGTCGCTATATAATCAGCCACATCATTCATCTCCCGACGAAGGCGTTCTTGGAAAGTCGCTAAAATATTACTTATCATTACCCCTGTCATCAACCATTTTCTTCATTCTTGTTGCCACTCTGCCCTTGTTGTGTCCTAGATTGGAGTACGTCCATAAACTTACCGGCGAGAGTAGTTGCCGTTTGCATACGAGCCGTTTTTGCTTGTTCATCAGTCTGATGTAATGAAGTCGCAGACTGAATACCCGCCCTCTGAAGGTCTGTATCTCCCCGCCCTTCGGCTATCCGTTCCTGCGAAGCAATGCGTTCGTATTCGATCTTGTCGTCTTCCGCAGACATTGCAACATCGGCCCCGATACGCGCTCCCGTTTGCATCTCCTGCGACTTGACACGTTCTTCTTCGGTGAGCAGCCGTTGAATTTCCATGAGGATATCAATCTTGCTGCGCTCCATGCTCGTCTTCTTGTCTACCATGTCTTTCTGGGTATCGACAAGGAACATCTGCTCTTTGGACTTAATCTGTTCCATACCCAAGAAGGCGCGAAGACGATCCGCAAGACCTTTGCGTTCGACTTCTTTAGCCTTGGTCTGGGCGTCCAACTTCTGGATTTGCAAGACCGGGTCCTGTTGCTGTTCAGCGATCCTTTGAGCCTGTGCTTCAGCAATATCCTTTTTGAGAACCTTTTCAGCGGCATCCGCAGTCAATTTAGACAACATGACCTCTGCTTCCGCTGGCAACGGTTTGTCATAGTCTGGCATCGGTACGCCAAGCTGTTTCTCAATTTCCCGGCGGTACTGGAACGCAACGTGTTCCTGCACATGTGCCGCCGCCGCCGCCTCGATTGCTTTAGCTACGGGAGATCGCCTGATAATTGATTGAATTTTGGGGTCTTCGGCTGCGGCCAGATGAACCCTGATATGGCTCTCATGATCTTGATGGATGAATGCCTTGAGTGGCTTGCCGGTGATAATCGCCATGTTTTCCGCTACCGGGTCCATCGGTTTTCGATCTTCATCCAGAGGAATAATCTTGTCGGCGTTATCTATACCCATCGCTTCAATCATCTGCCGATGAAGTAGTTTCTTGTCGTAGACTTCAGGGGCCATCTGCTGCAACTGGAGAATTGCTTGGTTCTGCATGATGCGCTGCGCCATTGTCGATGCGTTGGGATTGGATATCGGAAGTACATCAATACGCTCATCGTAATCTTGAGCGCGAGTGGCCTCATCCTCAACGTCATATTCATACTCTGCTGGTTGAAAATCCCTCACCAATTCAGCAATCAACTTGAACTCTTGACGCATGGACGCATGAATTCGGGCGTGGACACTGGACATGACCTTCATGCCGCGCTCTATAATCGCCAGTGTTGTCCCCACCGGTGCTTGGTTATCCATTTCGGATATCTTCAGGTCAGCAATGCTGGCGATATTTCGTCCTTCCTCCACGACTGTTCCAAGCAACTGATACAAGACTGCGGAAGGTTCCTTATACGGAATGAATGTAATGTTATCCTTAATAGCACCACCGGGGACATCAACATCTCGAAACTCACCGGGTCTTAAGGGGCTGTTGTCTCCCTTGATACGAAGGCCACGCGACTTTAATCCGGCTGGTAAATTAGACAGCGTCCCGGCGTCAATCAATTGGCGTAAAATAGACGTGGCAGACTTAGCAATGCCACCCAGAAGATGCACCAACCCCATACCATAAAATCCTAACCCCGGAAGATATTTATACTG